ATGAAAACATCAAAACGCACTCATATCGCTCAGGCAGTTTTATCTGCCAACCTTACTGGTAATCTTGCTGTACTAGTTGCTGACTTAAACCAGTCAGAAGACGGCTGGCATCAGCTGCTACCTGCGGGTAAATTCAAGGCCCGCGACGGTCGCCCCCACGATACCGCCGATGGCTATTGGCACCTTAATGCCGATATTGCCGCGCAGATGATAGCGGCCACCAAAGCCACAGCCCCCAAAGTCCTGATTGATTACGAACATCAAACCCTCAATACCGCAGAAAATGGTCAAAAGGCCATTGCATCAGGCTGGCTAAACAGTGACGTCGATATCGAGTGGCGTGAAGGGCAGGGTTTATATATTCGCCCCGACTGGACCAATACCGCTAAAGGCCATATTGACGCCAAAGAGTACGCCTTTCTTTCTGCTGTTTTCCCCTACAACAAACACGGTCACCCGTTACTGCTGCGCATGGCGGCTATTACCAATGATCCCGGTGTCGTCGGCATGGAATCACTGGCAGCCCTGTACGCAGAAAAGACAGCTGACTTCAATCTCAGATTGAATGCCCACACCGCCGATATCGGCACCGAAATTAACCTATACGGTCAAACGGAGGATCGTAATGTGAATGAACTACTGAAAAAACTGCTCGGTAAGTTAGGTATCACCCCAACAGAAGACACCTTAACCGAAGAGCAAGGGCAGGCCGCATTAACAGCCCTCGATGCCCTGCAAACCAAGGCGACCGAAAGCAAGAATCTGAAAACTCAGGTGGCAGCATTAACCGCAGATAAGGGCAAAGCTGTCGATCTAACTCAGTTCGTCACTATCGATGCCTATAACGGCGTGGTCGGTGAACTGGCTGTTTTAAAAGCGGGTACAGATTCAACAGGTATTGATTCCGTGATTAAAGCCGCGAAAGACAAAGGCCAGATTGTTGAAGCAGAAACCGACTACTTAAAACAGTTTGGTGAACAACAAGGCGTTGTTGCGTTGTCGGCAATGCTTGAAAAGCGCCCAGCCATTGCAGCCCTCACTTCGCAACAAACGGCAACCCAGCAAACACACATCTCTAAACAGACCAAGAACGATGACGATCTAACAGCAGAAGAGCTGGCAGTGCTCAAGGCATGTGATCTTGATAAAACCGCGTTCTTGGCAGCGAAAAAGGAAAACAGCTAATGGGAACAGCAAAACGAACGGGCACCCGTCGTGATTATCCGATCAAAGGCGGCCAGTACATTGGCGGTAATGCAGTGGTGATGTTGGCAGCAGGGCTAGCCATCGGTTTTGCCAGTGCCGCGCCTGCCAACATCTGTGCTGGTGTGTCGAACCTCGGTGTAGACAACACCACAGGTTTTGATGGTGAAACCCGTATTGGTGTCGAGGTTGGTGAGCATAAGTTTCTTAACAGCGGTGATATTGATAATGCCGATGTGGGTTCAGATGCCTTCTTTGTTGATGAAGGCAGCTTGTCCATCAGCAGTGATACTAATGCGCGCCCTAAAGCTGGGGTGATCACCCAAGTAGAAAGTGACGGTGTGTGGGTGTGGTTGGGAATCAAATAGCTGGGCGTGAAATAGCACAGACATAAATAGTGTTGGAGTGAACAAAGTGGATATTAATCAAAATAATTTAAGCGCCCTTTATACAGCGGTTAAAACTGCGTTTAACACCGGTAGCGGCAGCTATAAACCGTTGTGGCCGCAGTTCGCCACCATGGTGCCGTCATCGACCTCGGCGGAAGCCTATACCTGGCTAGGTCAGTTTCCCCGATTGCGTGAATGGGTAGGTGACCGTCAGGTCAAAAAACTAGCCAGTCATGATTACACGCTCAAGAACAAAAAGTATGAATCAACCGTGGGTATTCCTGCTGAAGCCATTGATGACGATGCCTACGGTGTGTTTATGCCGCTGTATCAAGAAATGGGTTACGCCAGTGCATCACATCCTGACGAAATGCTGTTTGCCCTAATGGCAGCAGGCTTTACCACCAAATGTTATGACGGTCAGTACTTCTTCGATGCCGACCATCCAGTAGTGAACTCAGCAACGGGTAAAGAAGAATCTGTGTCGAACATGCAGGCAGGTTCGGGAGCCCCGTGGTTCCTGCTTGATACCCGCCGACCTTTAAAACCGTTCATTTACCAGAAACGAAAAGACTATCGCCTTAATGCAAAAACAGATGCAGGTCAGTCAGATCATGTGTTCATGGCGGATGAATATCTTTATGGCGTCGATGGACGTGGTAACTGGGGGCTCGCGTTCTGGCAGCAAGCCTTTGCATCTAAAGCGGCATTAACCGACGCCAATTTCGACAGTGGAATCGAAACCATGATGGCCTTCAAATCAGATGAAGGTCGACCGTTGGGAATTATGGCTAACGTGTTGGTGTGCGGACCAAGCAATCGCAGTGCCGCGAAGAAGGTGCTGGAAGCAGAAAACAAAGCGCAGGGCGAATCGAACACCAACTACAAAGCCGTTGAGCTGGTCGTGGTGCCTTGGTTGGCGTAACTCGTCGCACCTGAAGGTGGGTTTAGGCCCACTTTCATCCTTCTTGATTTGAATATGGAGATCACAATGTCATGGCGCAGCAAACTGTTATCGCTAAAAAGCTGGTTGTTCAAAGTCTTGCACATGGCGGCTATCGCCGCGCAGGCATGGCGTTCAACACAGGTGAAAACGTACTGGAGCCGAACACCATCACATGCTCCCAGTTGGCCATGCTCGAAGCTGACCCGCGACTTGCTGTGTCGTGTGCCGAAGCAAGTTCGCCAGACGGTGCGTCAGGGAACCTGGTTCAAGGAAGTGTATCTGGCGGTGTAACTGACCAGCAGACCAAAGTTCAAATTAACGAGCAAATCACGCTGATTTCAGCGATTAGCCAGCTTGACCCTGAAAACCCTGACCACTTCACCACAGGTAATAAGCCGCAGGTCGATGCGCTATCAAAGCTGGTAGGTCATTCGGTTACCGCCAGCCAGCGCGATGATGCCTGGGTGGATTATCAGAAGCTGGCTGCTGAGCAGGCTGATAACGCGGAGTAATGGCGATGTATTGCACCCGAGATGACATGATTACCCGCTTTGGTGAAGAGGAACTGACCGAGCTGACCGACCGTGATGGCAGTGCTGGTGGCATTGTTGACACCGTGCTGAACCAAGCGGTGGATGATGCCAGCGCCACCATCGATGGCTATCTGGGTGGCAGATATAGTCTGCCACTCCATATTGTCCCTCGGGTGTTAACAAGAACGGCCTGTGATTTGGCTCGTTACTACCTTAATGATGACGTGCTGGGTGATGAACACCAAGTAGCCAAGCGCTATAAAGATGGCATCAGTTATCTGGAAAAGGTGGGACGCGGCATATTGCAGTTGGGTTTAGACAGTAACAATGCCAGAGCCGAGAGCAACAACACCGCCACCATTACCAGTGCAGGCAGTGTGTTTAGTCGCGGTCATGCGAAAGGGTTTATCTGATGGCCGATCTTATCAAATTAACAGTAGAGAGATTGAAATCAACGGTTGAAGGCAAGCCGCCCTGGATTGACGTATATGAACTTGATTCGTTGACGCAGCTGGACTTGAAGCGCAGCAAAACAGTAAGAACCCCATCGCTGTATGTGTTTCAAGTGGGTGATTCTCCGCAGCCTGATGTGCGTGGCTGCGGTGCTTACCTGCAAACCGTCACGGTAACCGTGGGTGTGGTGATTGTTGATGCCAGCAGTAACAGTAAGCCACTCAACTGGAAGCCGCTGCGCGATGAACTGAAAAAACGGCTGTTTGGCTGGTCAGGGGATGACGAGTTTGAGCCGTACTGGCTGGGTAGTGGTCGGCTACTGGCTGTAGAGAGCGGGCGGGCGACATGGCTCGATCAATTTGTAACGGAATATACCGAGGACCAAAACAGTTATGGCTCGTAAAGAACGAAAAAAAATCATCGGCTTTGTGCCCGAAACAACCTATGGCGTCGATGGGCTGTCGGCTGAAAACATTGCCAATGGTGCGGTAATGAAGCATGTACTGGGGCGTGAGTTTTCTATTACACCGCTCGCGGGTGAATCTCAGGCTCTGGAATATGACGATGGCACTTTGGGTCAGTCAGCTGAAATCATGACCGAGGTGTATGTCTCGGTTGAATTTACGGTAGATTTGGCTGCATCGGCACATCCGGCCAAGGCCGCACCGTGGGGCGATCTGATGGCAGCCTGTTTGCGTCGGGTCACCGAAAATGCTGAAAATAGCCAGACCGTTTACAGCATCGATGACGATGCAACAGGTAGCCTAACACTCTATTACTACCAGTCGGGCACCTTACATAAAGTCGTTGGCACAAGGGGCAGTCTGGCGTTTAATGCGGCGGCAAAAGCCTTCGGTGGGATCAAGTTTGCCTTTACTGGTCTGCATGTACCGGCAGAGGCGCAGGCACATCCCGCACCCGATTTTTCGACCTGGCTTACACCGCTAAAAATTGGGGTACAGCACTCCAGTTTCACCATCGATGGCACTGCCGCTAAGCTCATTTCTCTTGAATATGATCAGGCCAACCAAGTGCCGTATCAGGAATATGTCGGTCATGAAGAAGTGATGATCACCGACTACCAGCCGACCGCCACCATGGTGATTGAAGCACCGAAGCTGATAGAGCTGGATGTGTTTGCATTGGCGCAAGCTGGTGAAGAGCACGAATTGGTGTTCACTAATGGCTCAATCGGTAATCAGGTGGTTTGGCAAAGCCCACGAGTGCAACTTGGTCGCCCAAGCTATGGCGAGCAAGACGGCACCCAAACCTACAGTATACCGCTGCGCATTATCTCTAATGCCGACCAATTTATTACCCGATAGACAGAAGCTAGGAACTAGCTTCTAGTCTCTCGTTACTCGACCCTAAGGAAAATCCTCATGTTCAAACTTGTAGCAGAAAGAAAAGTAAAAGCATGGCCTGTCAGTATTAATGTGCCAGTAGATGGTGGCAAGGTGGAAGCCTTCGACATGACGCTCGATTTTAAAATAGTAGACAGCAAAACCTTTACCGAACTGAGCCGTAAAGGGGATGTGGAACTGTTTACCGAGGTGATCACTGGCTGGTCGGGCATTGCTGACGAAAGCGGTGAATCATTGGTATTTACCCCAGAAAACCTCAAAGCGGCTTGTTTAAATCAGCATTTCACAGCCGGAGCCTTATCCGCATACATGAAAGCCATGAGCGGGCAGGCCAGCAAAAAAAACTCCTAGACGCAGTACGGGAAGCGATTAAGCGCCAGCCCGTCACTGCGAAAGATGAACAAGATTGGCAACAAGAGCTGACTTGTTGGGGGGTAAGTCAACCCCCTGAACCTACAACGAATGATGACACCAGTGAAACGATCGAAGTGTGGCAAGAGCATGCCGACGTGCTCGAATGGTGGCTCACTATTCCCGCGTTTCTGCGCTGGAATGGGGTGTGTTGCTTAGGCATGGATGTCTGTCAGGTCAAAGCCGACGCTGAATTGTCTGGCCGTGGTATCAATCCCGATGATTATCAAAAACTCAAATCAATCGCCAGCGTCATGGCCGAGGAACTGAACCAGCGTGAGTAAAGATCTGAAATTTACCCTGCGCTTTGACGCAGAAAACAAGCAGTTCGTCGGTCAGGTTCGCGGCGCAGACAATGCGGTAGCGGCATTAGGTAACCAATCTGCCACCACTGGCCGTCAAATGCGCACTATGAATCATCAGTCGGATGCGCTTGAAGGGCAGATGTTGTCACTGCGTAATCAACTGTTTGGTGCGGCTGCGGGGTTCTCTGCCATTGCGGCTGCCCAGAAGGCAACCGACCGACTGGGTGCCTATCAGGATATCCGTACCCGTATAACTGCGTTAGTCGGCAGCCAACAAGCGTGGATTGATACTGAACAGTATCTGATTGAGGTCAGTAAAGATCACAATAAAGCCATGCTTGAAATGGCGGGCAATTACGCACGTGTCGCTTCGGTAGAAGATGCGGGCATGATCACCAAACAGCAGACTATCGCTATTTTCGAAGGCATGAGCAATGCCGCTAGTACTTATGGTGCGACGAATGAACAGCTCAATCAGAGTATGTTCGGTCTACAGCAAGCGATGGCGAGCCAGACTGTTCGTGCCGAAGAGCTGAACCAAACCACCGAGCCATTACCAGGGCTGCTAACCAAAATGGATAAAGCTGCTGGGCTGGCATCGGGTGGGTTTCGCAAACTGGTCAATGATGGAAAAGTCACCTCTGATTTCTTTGCTGAAACCTTGGTTAAAGCGTTAGAAAGCTATGATGGCGCAGCAGCTAATACAGCAGGCAACATCAATGCGCTATACGGTGATTTAGCGACGGCCTATACCCAAGCCGTTACCGCCTATGAACAACCGATTTCCGATTCTTTCACTCCCGTTATATTAGGGCTGACCAGCAGCCTTGACGTTTTTGCCGACAATGCCGATCTGGTCTCAACGGCTGTCGGTGTAACAATGGCGCTTGCGATGGGCAGGGGAGCGGCAGCAGTCATGAATATGACAACGGCGCAAATGTCGAAAATTGTGGCCTCTCGTGCCCATACGGCAGCGCTTATTCAAGATGCTCAAATGACGGTTCGCCACACTCAAACCACGATTTTGGCAACTCACGCTGAAATCCGTCATCTTGAAATTCAACGTAAAGTAGCCGTGGGTGCTGTAATGGCCACAAAAGCGGAAGAACGATTAGCCGCAGCCCGAGGGCGTTTAGCTATCGCTACGGTAACACTCAAAAATGCACAGCAAGCCGCTGCTGTTTCGGGCCGAGCATTGGGCATTGCGCTCTCATTACTAGGTGGGCCAGCCGGTATCGCGATGATGGCAGTTGCCGCTCTTGGGTATTTTGCGTTATCAAATCAAACAGCGGCAGCCGAAACCGATCATCTATCCGACCGTATCGATCACCTGTTGGGTCGTATGAATGCGTTACAGGTAAAGCAAGTTGAAAGCGTATTAGCAGAAGCACAAGCCAAACAAGCCTTGGTGAGCGCAGAGCTTGAAACATTACATGCGCGCAAAGGCACGAATGATCTTGATGAGCGGTTGAACAAGATAGAGGCTCTTCGCAAGCAAGAAGTGTCTTGGCGAGAAGATGTGCTTGCGCTTGAAGACAAACTGTATGAGTTGCGGAATAAGCCTGAAGATAAACCTAAACCTGAAAAAAAACGGGATGACAAAACTGATAATCAGGCACAAAAGCAGCTTACTTTAATGCAGCGTCAACTGGCGTTATTTGGCAAGAAAAGCGAACTGGCTAAGGTCAGTTACGACTTAGAGCACGGTGCCCTCAAAGCGATTAATGGCAAGCTGAAAGAACAGTTGCTGCTTGAAGCGCAAAAGCTCGATAACAAAGCCGCCGAAGCTCAGAGACTGCAACAGGCCAAAGCGCTGAACGATGCAGGGAAAGACCGCTTAACGCAAATGCAGCAGCAAATCGCACTTCATGGCATTACGAGTGAAGTCGCTAAATTGCAGTATGAAATCGAGCATGGCGCACTCAAAGGCATTAATGAAGAGCTGGCGAAGAACTTGCTGTTAGAAGCAGAACTGCTGGATAAGAAACAGGGGCAAACGCCTAAAAATACTCGCGATATAGAGGCATTCTACGCCGAATCAGACGAGATCAACGGTGCATGGCTGATGCGTCTGGCCATGCAAGCCGACATGGAAAATGAAGCCAAAATCCGTGAAGACTATGCCTATAACGACAGGCTTGCGCGTCTTTCTCAATCATTTCAATACGCTTATGCACAAGCCCAAGAAAACCAGCAGCTACAAGATGAACTCGAACGTGAATATTTTGCTAATCGGGAAATACTGCGGGCTGACCATCAAGCCAATTTAACCGATATTGAGAAACAGGCCACTGATGAACGGTCGGCGTATCAGGCGCAAGTTGCCGAATCGACCCTAACGTTTACCCAGCAGCAGCTCAGTATAACTACCCACTTTTTAAAGCAAGCGGGTGAAGAGCAGGGCGGTTTGTATCGGTTGCTGTTTGCGGCCCAGAAACTGGCGGCGATCCCTTCCATGGTAGTCGCAACGGAAGAAGCGGCCACCAAGGCATTAAGCTTCGGACCACCGCCAGTGGGCATGGCGTTATCAACGGCAGTTCGCACCATGGGTTATGCCTCAGTGGGAATTGTTGCCGGTCAGGCGTTGGCAGGGCAGGCACACGATGGCATTCGCCGAGTACCAGCCAAAAATGAAGGCACGTGGATGCTGCGCAAAGACGAGATGGTGCTAAATCCGAAGCAGGCCGATAACTTTCGCTGGATGGTCACCATGATGAATCAAATGAAAACCATGCAAAGTGAACAGCAGCAACAACAGGCGATGCAGCACGGTGGAGCACCCAACGTCAACGTAGCAGCCCCGCCAGTACATGTGGCTTTTCTTGATAACCAAGAGCAATTGAACGCTTATTTACGCAGTGACATGGGTGAGCAGGCGGTGGTGAGAATAATGAAGCGTAACCAAACGAGCTAATTAAGGATTCGATATGGCATGGGAAACAGGGACGGCGAATGGGCACCGCGATTTATTATTGAAATTGAAATCTTTTTCACAAGCGAATGGTTGGAAAGTTGAGCGATGGGTTTATGACCCTTTGGGGCTAGGAAGTGATGAATTAATTGTTTCTTCTAATGGCCCTAGTGAGCAAGAGTATTTTATCTGTGGATTTAAAACACAATCAAGTGTGGCCGCAGATTGCTATAACTGGCAGTTGGTTGCTGGACCGTTGTTTTCAGGTGGATCTGAATTTGATAGCCAGCCAAATTCAACCGCGATTCAATATATGTATCTTTGGCAAAATGAACTGAGGTACTGGTTCGTTATAGATAAAGCGCGAATTGTGGTTGTTGCACAGGTTTCAGGCACGACTCACGTTATTTATAACGGCAAAATACAAAACTATTGTTCTCTTGGTCATTGGCCTCGACAAGTTGGTTGTTATGGCGAAGGGGTGAATGCAAATGGTCGATGGTCAAGCCAAGGTGATGAATATTCTACATTTCAGTGGATTAGAAATGCGGCACAGCAAACATTATGGATCGATAGTTCTTTTATAACTCCGAGTATGGTTTACCCGAATATGTCGGTTTCAGGTTTATGTCGCAATGGTTGGACATATTCTGAAGGGGCACACTGGCTTATACCAATGACATTACTGCATCATGAACATGGGGCAATAGGTGAGTTTATAGGGTGCTATTACATTGATGGGCATGACACATCTTCACTGCAAACAATAAACAGCTTAGATGGTTTAAATACATTATTGGTTGTTCAAAATATATATCGAAATGGCTACAGGGATTTTATGGCGTTGGAGTTAGCATAATGGCGTATAAAGTAGCACGTTGTGCAAAACCGGAAGATCTAACGCGAATATTTCAGGAATTCTTTATTGATAATCCAATGCTTCCATGGAAATTAGTTCGTTCTGGAGATAATGAACTAGGCAAGGTAGTGGTTGAAAACACGAGTATTAAACTTGCTCTTGGATGGAATGCGATAACATCCTACCGAAAGGGAATAAATTTTCATCTTGGAGAGAAGTATTCTGGAGGTGCTTGGCCTGGTATCTCGTCGATGAAGATGGTGCGACAAGATTGGGGGTCAGGAACTGTAGCTTGGCCTGCTGATCTATATTTTATAGCGGAGGATGATTACTTCATTCTTACGGTTAGAAATGTAGGGAATAACCGATGCCACAATTACGGCGGTGGCTCAACGATTGGTGTCGGTAAAGGTTATGCAGGCTTTGATGGTAAATGGGCTGCAGCTGATTGGTTTGACAACAATGTGGGGCTATACGGTATTTTTCTTGGTGGCAAAAAGCGTCATTATGGTGGTCAGTACGTTAATAATTGGTATATGGATAACGGTAGTGGGCACTGGCAGGCCGCTGGTGGAGGGAGTCCAGAATTATTACCCCCTATTGCAGGTGTTTGGAACATATCAAGCGATTATGGTGAAGGTGTACACCCGCCGTATGATGTTGAGAAATTTGTCTTTAAGCAGAGTGCCACGACAGTCTTTCTACCATGTCTAATGGGTAAACGAAATAATGGCTGGAGACCTGCGATGGATATTCCGTATCTAAGGCTATGTTCAATGGCGTTAGTGGGCCCTGGCGATATCGTTGAATACCAAGGTCAACGTTGGCGAATCATTCCAAGAAATAACTATCAGGATGCCAATATTGGTTTTGCGCTTTTAGAAAGTACGCCTGCAATATGACTATTAATGGTTTTTATTATTCTCACTTTTGGAATGAGTTATACGAAGAGCCGCCATTTCCAATTCCATTACCCATTACGGAATGCTCTTCATGGTTGGTCGGTTTTAATGACCACAACGCAAAAGCCATCGGGACGATAACAGCGAAAAATAAAGGGTGGCTTGCTGATTCCTTTTGGAACCGCGATTTCAAAAACAGTTTATTTATTACTCCTCACTATACAGATCTTAAATTTGTCGCCAGCCCATCAGAACACCCTATCGAAATTTGGAGCAGTTACACCAAACCGATAGATCTGTCTCAATTAGTCAAATCAAAAGATAAAGGCTTAGAGCTAATTGGGCCACATCCTATTCAAGTATTGGCTGCTTATGGCGGTCATTGGAACTATACACTCAAGGTGTCACTAGACGTTGAACAGGTAATTGATGCCAATTATCAGTGGCAGTTTAGTGCAGGCGCAACAGTACTGCTGAACGTGGTGGGCAATCGTGTTTCAGTGTGGCCATACCCGCCCATTTATCCTGTTACCGAATCTTGGCAATGGTTTAGTGCCGTGATTGAAACCCGTGCCAGTGAACAGCGATTGTGTAACGCAGATAAACCATTGCAACACATTGATTACACCTACAATTTGCCGAATCTGGCTGCGGCAGAGCAAACCGCTCGTTATGCTGCACAAGGAAAAGAGCGGATGGTTGTGCCCGTTTGGAGCGATGCCACATCGTCCGTCAGTGCCAATAAGGGCGATATGGTTATCTATACCGATGTCTCGTCGCGCTCATTTCAAGCGGGTGGCATGGCGCTATTGTATAAAAATGAGCGCAGCTACGAGGTGGCGTTTATTGATCAGGTTAATGATGGAAATCTGTTGTTATCAAGGCCGTTATTGTTTGCACATTCCAATGTTATTTTACTCCCCGCGATGAGTTGCATGGCAACGGAAGGTGTCCGTTCAAGCCGACAGGGATCGCGAACAACGCAGAAAATCACCTTTATTAACAGCAAGCCGCTGGAGCTACCGGAATTAAGCCTTTCTGGTTTTGACATGGTTACTGAATATCTGGGTGCTTCGGTGATTGTACAGCGCAGCAAAGGCGTGTCGGTGGCTGATGATATGGCCTTTACTTGGCGCGAGAAAACCACAGCCAGTGGTCATCACATCATGGATGTCGAACAAGACTACGGCCGACACTCTACCACTGTTGAAATGATTGCCAGTAATCGTGAACAGGCGTGGCAACTAAAACAATTTTTATATCAATTTAAAGGGCGTTTAAACGCGTGTTGGTGGGTGTCGTATCATCGCCAAATTCGTATTGCGGCACTCTGCAATCGCAAGCGAATTGTGATTAAGCGAGTCGGTTTGGTCGAATTTGGCGGCAGGCATCTGTACCTGAATTGGCATGATGGCGTGCAGATGGTGTATGCAAAATCTCTTGGTTATGACCAAGAGGGTAACGAGGTGATTGATCTAGGAGGAGATGACGATCGAGAGGTTACCCCTAGTGACTTACTTGGCGGGCACATTATGCGCTTGATGCGACCAGCGGACGATAAGGTAAAAATAACACACCAACCGCGCCAGCTCTTGTCTGTATCTATGCCAATGATCGAGGTGCCCGATGGCAGTCATTGAACTGTATAAAACTGAAGTTCACAACGAGGTGTGGCGTTATACGTCGCATCAAAATGACGTGTTGTATGACGGTATGAATTGGTCTGCCCATGCCATCGAGCGTGGTAATGGTATCGAGCAATCAGATAATCCGTTACGTGCTGATACTGCTTTTGAGGTGGCTGCGGGTAGTGAATTGGCAAATTTAGCACTGAACCCTCCGCTCAATGTTGCCCCTAAAATCACCATCCTCCGTTCGGAAGATGGTCGGCAGTTTTATACGGTGTTTGCTGGACGAATAATGGCAGGGGTTTGGAATGACGGTTTTGTTAGCGTCGAGTTAGAGGCGGTACATACCGAATTGCAGATCACTGGATTGACAGAAACGGTTACCCCGCAGTGTCGTTATTCGCTGGGTAGCCGTAAGTGTGGGCATATTGAAAGTACCCGAACGGTAACGGTGACAGCGGTGGACGGTAACCTCGTTACCCTGACCGAGTCATTGCCGTTGGAATATAACTACGGTCGTCTTAAGCATGGACATAACCATCATTATATTGATACGCAACCGAATGTTAAGACACTGCGCCTTCTGCACCCCGCAACATTTACGGTAGGGGATCAAGTTGAAGTGAACCGAGGTTGTGACCGCACCTTGGCGACATGTCATTCGCGTTTTAACAACGCCATTAACTTTGGTGGTGCGGTAAATCTGCCGACCAAAAACCCCTATATTGGCGATCCTATCGACCGCTAACACTAACGCTAACGATATATTCACAAGGAGATTGTGATGATTTGGGTAATGGCCATCATGATGGTGGCATCGCTGTTTATTAGTTATCGAGCAATGAATCAAACCCATACCGCCCCAGATGCGCAAGAGCCTAAAGCGCCCGTCATCGAAGAGGGCAAACCATTGGGTGTGGTTTTTGGTCGGGTGAAAATCACGAGTGGCAGTGTTTACTGGTGGGGGGATTTATCGAATGAAGAAATCAGAAAGTAATCGTATTTATCCTAAAGATTTGGCCCCGCTTGGTTACTGTTGTTCAGGGGCGCGTGGGGTATTTGATGCTTATGGGTTGAGCTGGACAGAAGCTCTAAAGCACGGCGCAGATTGTGATGCTTTGCTGGCGCTGGGTGATCCGGTGGTGACAGCCATGGTCGTTAAGTTTAAGCAGGGTAAGGAGTAACCCATGGGCAGTAAGAAAAAGCAGGTTGCAGGCCATCGCTGGTTTTGGGGGCAGCATCTCGTGTTATGTCATGGTCCTGTCGATGCCGTTAGGCGGATATGGTTTGGCGAAAAGGTAGGTTGGCCGGGGAGTGTATCGAGCAATTCGCGTATTCATATTGATCAGCCAACCCTGTTTGGTGACCGCGATCAGTATGGTGGTATTGTTGGTGATATTGATATCTGTCTGGGCCATGCCAGCCAGATCGTAAATAATTATTTAGCTCATCATTGTGGGCAGGTGGTCAACGGGCAGAAGGTGGTGAGTGCATTTCGTCACCTGACCGCCTTGGTATTCCGTAAACCTGAAATGGGTAATTCCAGCTATCCCGCCCCTGTGGCTGTTGAGGTTGAACGTATTTCTACAGGCTGGGATGGCAACGAAATTTGGTATGTTACAAAAGCAGCAATCGGTAATGGTCTCAATGGTGCCCATATTGTTCATGAGTTGATTGAGTGCCCAGAGTGGGGAACGGGTAACTCTAATATTGATAACAAAGCGTTTGAAGCGTGTGCGAATACACTATACGCCGAAGGTTTTGGTCTTAATGCACATTGGGTAAAGCAACAGCCCGTCGAACAATTTGTAAAAGATATTTGTCGTTATTTAAACGGTTATGTCTTTACTGATGAGGCCAGTGGCCTCATAACCATGCGGCTTGCCCGCGATAATTACGATACAAGTAAAGTGCCAGCATTGACTTCGAAGGTCATCAAAACGGCAAAAAACATACGCCGTCGAACTCAGGCTGACATTATTAATACGTTAACATTGACGTATACCGACCCTACAACGTACGAAAAGTCAGCGGTTACAGTGATTAATTCGGCAATGGTACATGCTGTCGGTCGCACAATAGGTGAAACCGTTAATTTCCCAATGATTCATGATGCACAGTTAGCCTACAGAGTCGCAATGCGTGAGCTAAAGATGCTATCAGCACGATTGATGACGACCGAACTTTATTGTGACACGACGGCATCGGTTTATCAGCCTGGTGATGTAGTACGGGTGGTGTATCCACCCGCAGGGTTAAACCACATTATGCGAGTGCAGAAAAAGCGCCGAGGCAGTATGGCGCAGCCTGAAGTAAAGTTGGAATTGATGGAAGATATTTTTTCAGCAGCAACCGGAGACTATATACCGCCGCCACCGAGTGGCTGGAAAGACCCAATTACAACGCCAGTGCCGATCACCATTCAGCAGGTGGTTGAGTCTCCTTATTGGCTGTTGGCTACTAGCCTTAATCCGTCAGAGCTGGCAGCGCTAAATAAACATAGTTGTTTTGTTGGCTGGCTAGCCCGTAAACCGTCTGGCGATACTATCGGTGCTGATCTGTATTACAACAACTTTGACCGTTGGATTTACAGTCATCGAGCCTCTTTTTCGACTAGCTCAATGTTGGCCGAATCGATATCACCAATGGCAACGCAACTTAGACTGATTGACAGTAACCTGCTGACCATTGAGTTACCCGCAGTATGTCAGCTGGGTGGTGAATTAGTGGTGGTTAAAAGCATTGTTGATGGTGTGGCAGAGGTTGAGCGAGGTGTACTTGATACGATACCCGCTGAACACGCGGCAATGATAGTAATTGCAGCCTTAGATGGTGACGCATTAGATACAGAGTTCACCACGGGTGAACAGGTGAGTGTGCGAGGTTTAACCGTGACAGCGCGAGGGGCATTACCAAAGGACGATGCGGCTATTATTACCACCGAACTGGTAGGGCGCGCAGCAAAACCACTCTGCGTGACAAACGTAAAACTGAATGATGAACACTGGCCTGACACCATCACTATACCGGTTAACGTTACGTGGTCACACCGCAACAGAATCAGTCAGGTCGTCGAGCCGCAACACTTAACGAATTGGTACACAGGCGGAACTCCTGAGCCAGACACGACCACACAGATATCGGTAATGGATGCTGACACTAACGCAGTACTCTATCAAGGCGAGACGACCGAGACTGAATTGCTATTGGATGAAACCCTAATACCGGCACTAACCCAGCGATTAACCATCACCCTAACCGCCACCCGAGAGGGTAATGAGGCAATGCAGCCTTTCAGCCATACATTCAATGTGGTGTTTACACCTAAAGCTGAAGTGTTTAAAAATTCGGATATTTAA